ATGGAATCTGGGCACCCTAGCTTCGACCCAAACAGACCTTTTGCATTGGTAGACGAGCCACACATGCTTCCGCCTTACCACATTCGCAACCTAGCTGAGTCTGAAATCGACCACAGGCTAGTGGCATGGCTCGCTGAGAACAACATGCACGACCCTAATTCAACGGTAAATAGGTTACAATTATTGGAGATGTCACACGCTTTGCTAAAGGCTAAGGAAGAAGACGACTGGCACAAAGAAAAGGCTGACATCATGAAAAGCGCCATGAAGTCCAAGAAGCACAGCTGGACTCACGATGGTAAGACTCTAAGGAAGTAGCCATGCCAGCAGAGGAATTCTCCTACACGGGTGACGACGTAGCATTCAGAGTTCGCTCCTCGTTCGGAGACTTCTCTGGTGCTCAGCTTAGCGATGCCGCAATCCTGTCTTGGATTAACGACGGTCAGCGTGAAATCGTAAACAGCAACACCCTTTTGCGTGCGACCAAGTATGCAAACATCGTTGCAGGCCAGCAGGACTACTCCTTCCCAGAGGACAAGGTTCTAGCCATCGAGGCTGTCTACGTCAGTGGCTTCCCTATCGAGAACGTCTCTCCACAGGCTGCTAGGGAATACATCCTAAAGCTTGACCCAACCTTGCTACTTGAGGCAACTAAGCCTGAGATTTGGTACGAGCGTGCTGGCGTAATCACCTTTTACCCAGTGCCTAAAGAGAACATCACCAACGGCCTAAAGCTTGAGTATGTAAAGGTTCCAACCAGCCTACTTGCACTTAGCGCTACCCTTGGCGTGCCTGACCGCTACTTCAATGAGCTGGTCTCCTACGTTATCTCGCAGGCTCTTGAGGCTGATGAAAACTACGACGCTGCTAGCTACAAGCTTCGTCAGTTCCGTGATGGGCTAGACAGGCTAAGCAACAAGGACAACATTTCGCAGATTGACCTGTACCAGCAGATTCTGCCTGACCCAGATGACTACATGTAATGTCAGCGATTATTCGACAGCGCAGTGCTAACCTCCAGAACTTAACTGGTGGCCTAAACAACTACTGGGACCAGTCTTCGATTGCAGACTCAGAGCTTGCAAGACTTATCAACTTCGAAGTAACCAGCAACGGTGCCCTCGCATCTCGCCCGCCAATCTGGCTTGAGACCAACGGCGCAGGCGCTCCAATCGTAACCCCAGCTACCAACGAGCCTTTTGATGTCATCGGTATTTACGTAGAGGCTGCAGGTGCACGCTCGCTAGTCGCCGTAACTGACACTAAGACTTGGAAATACAACGTAGAGACAAAGACTTGGGCGCAGATTGCAACCTTCCGTGCAACTGACTGCACCCAGTTCCAGAACAAGATTGTGCTGTCTTCTTCTACCGCTGGCCTTGGTGGCTACTGGGAGAACGGCGTATTTACCAATACCCCAACCATGCCAGCGCTTGGCGGTATCGAGCTATTCCAGAACCGCTTCTTTGGTTACGGCATTCAGGGAACCAACACCGCTAACACCGTTTACTGGTCCGACATCACCACCGCTGGTATCGAGGGCGAAAGCAACTCAATCTGGAACTGGCAAGATGCTCAGGGCTACTTCTACGTTGAGATTGGCGCTGGCGACGGACAATGGATTACTGCACTAGCTCAGGGCTACAACGACCTAGTAGTTTTCCGCAACCGCTCCACCTACCGCTTCAGCTACGGTGAGCTGCCTGAAGAGGGCACCATGCAGGTTATGCAGCAGGACATCGGAGCCGAGAACTCCCGCTGTGTTGTCAAGTTCGAGAACGCTCACTACGTTCTTTCGGGCAAGACCCTATACAAATACCAGAACTGGCTCTTTTATCCATTGAACTCAGAGCGGGTGAACTTTGAAACTCAGACAGACTTTGAGCCACGCTTTGAGCACGCTGTTAGTGTTGTTGGCAGCCGCTGCATTGTGTGGCATGGTGGTAGGTCTTATGTTTACAACCTTGATACTGCTACTTGGTCTGAATGGACTTCACAAAAGCGTATTGGCTATTACGTCACTGTTCCGAGGCAAGCTGACGCTGAAGGCGAAGAACTCTACTACGCAGTAAGCGGTGACTCTGACGTAAACCCAGCGGTAGGTGCTAGCGATTACTTCCTAGCTCGCATCCGTGACCGCATCGAGCCTGGCACTCAGAGCGAAGAAATGGTCTGCGCTCTCCGCACTAAGATTTACGACTTCGCTACGCCTGTCGAATGGAAGCGTCTTTACTTTTGGTCTGCAGACATCGCCACTGCCCGTCAGGTCCGTGCAACCGTAGTCCCAGTAGCCTTGACCGAAACCCCTATCGCCGTGAACTGGGACGAGTTGAGCAAAGATGGCTCATACGACAACGGTTTCTACAACTTCGACGAGTTGAGCAAAGAGAACACTGGAGACGAAACCTGGTCCACTTGGGACAGACCAAAGACCCCAGGCGCTGTCGAGACCGTTATTGACGACTTCCCGCTAGGCAACCTAATCCGTATCGAGACCAAACTGGACCAAGCGCTTCGCTTTAGACGCATCTACTTTGAGCTATACTTGACTTGTGACGGCACTGTTACAACTTCGCCAGTCCAGGTCTTCAGCATCATCCCGATGGTTGGAGTAAAGGCTAAGATTTCCAAGGGAGCCAACTAATGCTAGGTGCAGAACGTGGCTCAAGTCTGGGAACCTTCGAGTTCAACCCTTACGCCGCTGGTGCAAAGATTTACGGACAGGTTGGCTCTTCGCCAACTATGGGTCCAGTAAACAAAACAGGCTACGCTGACAGAGACAGGCGACTAGCTGCACGACGCAATGCAGTTCTTCAGATGATGAAGAGCAAGAACGCTGGAGCTTTTAGCTCCCCTGACGCTCTGAGGTTTACGAAATAATGGCAGCATCACCTCTTGACACCATAAATGCTAGAATTGCAGCAGCAGAGCGATACAAATCTAACGTCCAGAAGCAGGGGAGATGGGCCGAGTTTGCTGGTGCAACCACAAAGCTTGACGACTATTACCGTCAGCGTAATGAAATAAGTGGCACAGACCCACTTCAGAACGTGACAGCAGAAGAGCAGGCCGCTGCGGCTGCAGACGCTGCCCCAATGCCGAGCGAGGCTGAGGGTGGCCCAGTGAACATGAGCCAGCCAGACATCTACTCTGACCCTGTTTACTTGCGTCAGCTTGGAGTCGCACAGGGCGCTTTCAACAACGCTAGAACCAACGCCCTAGCCGACAAAGAGCGTGAGACTCTTTACACCAACGAAGAACTAGACGCTCGCAAGCCAACTGCAGAGCAGGCCCGCCGTAGACTTGCTGGCAACTATGCTGCACGTGGCATGGCGGGTGGGCGCTCTGGCGCTCTATCCCGTGCTGAGGCAACCCAAAACGCACAGGAGCTAGCTGCTAGAACTACTTTGCGTGACAAGATTTCCGAGCTAAACCGCCAGTTCGTAGCCAACTACGGCGCTGAGGGGTCTGACTGGCTTGGCACCACAGCTGGCGCTGCGGCTCAGTCCGAGGCTCTTCAGGCTGCAATCAATGCTCGACTAGCTGGAATAACGACGGTAGGTTAACATGGCAGAAGTCCCAATTTCCCCTGAAGCTCAGCCGCTCTACGTAGACCCGACTCCAGCTTTTCAGGGCGCACTAAACTTCATTGAGCAACAGCGCACCCAGGCAAATGAGCGCTACGCCGAGAACAAGGCTGACATCGCTAACATCTTTGGTCAGCTAACTCAGGTCAACCAAGAGTCTCAGGCTCGTGTAAACAAGCAGTTCACCGAGTCCATCGCCAACCAACAGCTAGCTACCGCCCAGCGTGTGGCTGAAGCCCGCCTTGGCGCTCAGCAGACTCAGGAATCAGCCATCAAGGCTATGGACGAGCGTGGTGGTGGCCCAGTCGGCAACCTAGCAGCTTCTCCAGTTGCCGTAGAGGCAGAGCGTGGCATTAGCCGTCAGAACGCTTTGCAGACCCTATTTGCTGGTCAGCAGGGTGCTATTCAGCAGCAGACCATCCAGAACCTAGTCGCAGCTCAGCAAGGTTACGGACAGCAGCAGCTATCTGCAGAGCGTGGCCTAAGTCGCTCGCTTGAGGATGTTCTACTTGGCCTATCTGGTCAGGAAGCTGGCGTACGTGGCGACCTAGCTGCAGCTAAGATTGCAGGTCGTCAGGGCGTAAGACAGGCTAACTACCAGCAGATTCTGCAGAGGCAGGCTGAGGCTGAGGCTCGTAGACTTGCCGCAATCCGTGGTGCATACGATGTTCAGCAGGCTCAGATTGACGCCCAGAACAAGCTGGACCTTGCAAAGATAAACGCTGAGAACCGTATCATTGATTACCCGAACGACTCTAATGGTATTGACCGCTACCTACAGGACAAGGGCGTTACTGACACCTCAGCGTTCTGGGATACTGTCGACTCAGTAGACCTAACTGGCGTCACATCGGGCACCGCTGCCTACAGCAAGTGGCTTGCAGCTAACAAGAGCAAGAACCCAAGCCAGGTAGTAAAGAATGCTGCTCGTGACTGGTTTAGCAGAGTGCGTCTTGGAAGCACATCCTCTAGCACCCCAGACTTCAGCGGCGTAGGCGTCCCAACTCCAGGAGTAAGCACTATCCCTGGGTCGACCCTGCCTAGTAGGTAATGCCCTATAATTATCCTGAATAGTTAGGACCAGAGTGGCAACTTCTCCAAAACCACCCAAGCCGAACACTGGCTTTGGCGACTCCACCCCAAAGGGCAACACGGGACTAGGAGGCACGCCAGCCCCTCAGGGCAACACTGGTTTTGGAGGGGAAACAACCCCAGCCCCAACTGCGCCGACTGCGCCTAAGAGCGTTTACTCGCCAAACATCGCCAAGCTAACTCGTGAGACTCTGCCTCCGAAAATGAGCTTTGGACAGACTGTCCTAAACGCTCTGTTCACCCCACTCTACGGAGTTACTGGTGCGGTTGATGCCAGCCTTGAGAACCTTGGCAAAGCATTCAGCGGAGACTTCAAGAACCTAGTCAACCCACTTGAGCGTGGCGCTCAGAACGTAGACAGGGTTTGGAATGGCCTACAGCAGCCTGTAATCACAGGCAAGGATGTCTTTGAAAAGCGAGTCCTTCCAGCTACTGGCATCCCTGACTACCAGTTCGAGCTGGACGTCAACACCCTGAAGCAAGTGCCAGTCATTGGCGACATGCTGAAGTGGTCTGAAGCTGAGGCTAGCAGCAAGGCGGGCATGGAAGTCTCGCTTCCTGAGCGCACCAAGGCTGGCGAGCTATCTGACTACCTTGGCTTTGCCACC